ATAAGTAGTATAGAGTATAGAGTAGATGAAAGAAGGTGTGTCCCTTCCCTCAGTTAGGGGTAGTAATTCTTGAAAAAGGAGGAGAAAAAGGCATTGAAAAAAGATAATGACACAAAAAAAGAGAGTGGTATTGAAGAGTTCTTATGTGGGAGACACAGTAAAAAGGAGATAAGAGTGGTATTTGAAGAGAAAGGAAGAAGGCAGTCTCCAGTTGATAGGGAAAAGAGAATGACTTTAGTAAAAATGATAGGAATAGGGGGAAAGGAATTGGTGAGAAGAATTAAGGGTTTAGGGTATAAAAGTAAGAGTAAAAAGTGAAAAGGGGTGATTTTCTAAATGGTCTATATAGAAGGGTTTACACGGATTCCTATAGTAGTATAGAGAGAAGGAATAGGGAGTGAAAATGTTAGGAGAATTTAGGTTAATAAAAGTAATAAGGAAGGTAATAAAAAAAGCCTTTAGGCAAATAATTAAATATACAATAATCCACCATACAAGACATAAGACCCCCACCCTTAAATGTAAATTTCTGCATAGCCCTCTCTTACCTATTTTTAAAATTGAAATAGATTGGAGAACCTTTGACACAATTAGTTAAATCAAAGAGAAATGACCTTGTTAAGAAGATAGTAATGTTCTGTGAAGTAACAGCGAATATTACGTTCTATGAGTATCAGAGACAATTTGCAATGAGAATAATAGAATCTGTTTTGATTAATGATGGTGAAGAATTAACAGCATTGTTTTCAAGACAAAGTGGGAAAAGTGAAGTAATAGCAAGTTTGTTAGCGGGGTTAAGTGTTGTTTTACCAATTTTAGGTAGAGAGGGAGTAGAGGAATGTAAGGAGTTTAAAAATGGTATAATGATTGGAATATTTGCACCAACATATGAGCAAGTAGGGACAACTTACAATAGAGCTTTAGATGACTTAAAAGTAAAACACGGAAAAGAGATTTTACAAGACCCTGAAATAGATGATAAGTTATTAAGTGAAAGAGAGATAAGATTAAAAAATGGTTCTTTTGTAAAAGCAATGACTGGAGCTGTTCAGTCCTTTATTGAATCTAAGTCATATCATTTAGTCATAGTTGAAGAAGCACAAGATATGAATACAAAAAAAGTAAGAAAAAGTATTCATCCTATGTTAGCAGCGTATAATGGAACAATAGTAAAAGTTGGGACAGCAAATGATAAAAAAACAGATTTCTTTTCAGCTATAGTCCGTAATAAGGCATTATATAGTCAAACAGGAATACAGAATCATTTTCAGTATGATTATCACGAAGTTATAAAAGGTAAGAAAAAATTATATAAAAAAAATAGTAATCCGTTTCATTTAAAGTATAAGAAATTTATAGATGCAGAAAAGCGTAGATTAGGAGTAAATTCAGATGAATTTAGAATGTCGTATGGTGTAGAATTCATATTGGAAAGAGGTATGTTTATTACGGACAGTTCTTTCAATGAACTTACAGATACTTCAATCGCAACACATAGAGAAGAACACGATAAAACCTGTGTTATGGGAATAGATGTAGGAAAGTCATCAGCAATAACAGTAGCAACTGTTGTAAAAGTGGATTTAAAAAACCCAGATGAATATGGTAATTGTAAAAAGACAATCATTCATTGGGAAGAAGTGCTTGGTTCTTATGAAGAGCAATATCATAAGTTAGGAGAATTGTTTTTAAAGTATAATTTAGTTAGAATATTAATAGACGCAACAGGAGTAGGGGATGCACTATGTGATAGAATACAATTCGCCTTTGGTGATGATTATTATATAGAAGGGTTTAAATTTTCTACAGCTTCTAAGTCCAATATATATAAGTATCTTGATGAAGAGATAAAATCGGGGCGTTTAGTCGTTCCTGCGAGTGCACGCACTCGAGAGTCATTAAAGTATAAAAGATTTAAAGCTCAAATGTTAGGGCTTGAAAAAGAATGGAGAGGTGCATATTTAAGTGTGCATAAGCCTAAAGAGAAGTGGGCATTGGATGATTATGCCGATTCTCTTGCATTAGCTATTTGGGCAGGTAAGGATGAAGTGCTCGCTGAGGTTGAACACGAGCATATGAGTATTAAGGAAAGAAAAATTAGACCAACAGCTTATTGGTAAAAAAGAAATCATTTGGATAAGTTAAGAATTATGCGTATAATAACAAAAATGGAGGTATATAAAAAAGATGGCTGATTTTGATAAGAAAGTAGAGGGGAATGAGGTTACACCTGATACAGTGCAAGAGTCAAGTAAAGAGAAAAGACGGGTAACAATGTATGAGGTATATTGGAGATTCTATTTAGGAAGACATTGGAGGTATGCTGCTGAAAGGGGTGTTCCTCAGTTGACCTTTAATTTTTGTAAGGCATTTGTAGATAAATCTGTAGCATTTTTGACAGGAAATGGCTTTAAAATTAATGAACCCAATAATGTGAAGGTAAAGACAGAAGATATTTTAAATAAGGTTTGGGACTATAATGATAGAGGGACAAAATTATTAGAAATAGCCCAGTCAGGGGGTGTAACAGGTGATGTATGGGTTAAAGTAGGATATGATGATACAAAAAAAGAAGTAGTAATATCAGTAGTAAACCCAGCAACGGTATTTCCCACATTTGATAAGTATGATTCGTCAAAGATAGAAAAGATTATAATAGTTGGAGAATATTATAGTTCATCTATAGGAAATAAGCATAAGTTTAGGGAAGAATTTTCGGAGAAAGAGATAGTTGAGTATGATGATGATAAAGAAGTGGTAGGAACAAGGAGAGAGAATGTTATAGGGGAATTGCCAATAGTTCATATTTCAAATTTACCAGTACCATTTAGTTTTTGGGGGCAGAGTGATTTGTCTCCTATTGTATCATTGAATAAAGAGTTTAATGAGAAGGCAACTGATTTATCTGATACATTAAATTATCAGGGAAGTCCTATTGTAATTGTTAAAGGTGCAAAGACACGAAATCTCCAGAGAGGTCCGAATCAAGTTTGGGGTGGTTTACCAAGAGATTCACAGGTAGATACTTTGGATATTAGTGGTGCAACATCAGAAGTTTCAAAATATTTAGAATTGATTAAGCAATCTATGCATGAGTTATCAGGTATTCCTGAAGCAACTCTTGGAAAAATGCAACCTATTAGTAATACTTCTGCTGCAGCTCTTGAAATTCAATATTTGCCCTTAATGGAAAAGACAAAGGTTAAGAGATTATCTTATGGAAAGGGTATTAAAGAAGTTAATAGGTTAATATTAAAAACTTTGGAAGTTAAAGAAGAATTGAATTTAGGTAAAGATAAAGAAAGGTATATAACTGAAATAATATTTCCAAGTCCTTTACCAAAAGATGAACAGAAATTTTTACAGAATGCACAAATGGAATTGAATATGGGAGTTGCGAGTAAGAAAGAAATAGCTATACGTATGGGTAAAGATAATATAGATGAGATTTTAGAAGATGCTCAAAAGGATAGACAAGAAGAAGAATCAACTCCCTTTTTAGCAAGTCAAGAACCTCTTAATGAAGAAGAAATAATAGAAGAATAAAATGGCTGACAGTATTAAGCATATAATGAATACCTATGTAAATAGACAACCTTATGATAAGATGTCAGCTCAAATTAAGCTCCCTGGAAAGAAGACTGTTGGGGAGTATTTAAAAAAAAGTAAATTATCTAAGAAAGAAAAATCTTGGATAATGGAAAGAGAAACAAATGTTAGACAAGCACAGGTATATAAGTCTCGTCAGGGGTTAAATAAAGTATTAAATTTTAGAGGAAGACAATTAAAAAAAGAAGTTAGTGAGAAAGCAGGTTTTCTTGTTCATTCAATGAATAAGACTATGAATAAGATTTCAAAAGATATAGTAAAAGATACAAGTAAGGTAGTATCAAGCTCTATAGATACTCAAATAGGATTATCTTTAAGACGAACCAGACGAGTTTTAAAAAAAGCAGGTTTACCTGGATTAACAAATAAGCAATTAGGGGATATTCAAAAAAATGTTATTAGAAAAATGAATCTCCCTTTTAAGGGAAGAACAACTGAGAGTAGAATAAATAAGTGGATGGGTAAGTACAAAATTGGAACGAAGAAGGGAATAAAGACAATGCGGGGAGCAGGAAAATCCGCTAAACAGATGAAAGAGTATTTAGTAAATAATATGACTAATAGTAAATATGGTATTAGACAACAATCGCTCTTTAAAAAATTTGATAGAATATTAATTTCAGATTCAAATAGAGCATCTCAAGAAGCAACTAAGGAGTTTTGTGAAGAAACAGGTATAGCAATAGTTCGTTGGCATACTTCTGGGCATTATGCTCAGGTTAAAAAAAGATATGGTTATAAGAATGAAATTTGTGAAGTTTATTCAAATAGAACAGACCCAGAATTATTAGAACTTGAAAGTGAAGATAATTTGTCATTAGGGAGAGGGTATTCTTTAAAAGGGATGTATTTAAGAAGAAATGTTCCTTCGTATCCACATCCGTATTGTGAGTGCTGGTTAGAACCTATAATGCCACCTGTAACTAATAGAAGATATACAAGATTTTTAAATAGTGGGATAAATCCTAAGTTGATAGATTCAGATGATTTAGTTGCAAGAATTTCGCCAAATATAGTTCGGCTTCAGTCTATGTTTGATGGTGAAGGAGTAATGATATTTGACCAGTTAGGAAAGAAGCAAGTTTTAGGATTGGCTGATGATGTTGCTAAAATAGATTTGGGATTAATGAAACAGAAAGGAATGAGTCAAAGTGCAATAAGAAAAATGACAAGAGGGAAAAAGTTATCACGAAAATATATTAAGGAAAAAGA